CTAAGATACGGCAGCTATTGGAAGAAGTCATAGGATACACTTTCTACAGACGTAATGAGCTGAGAAAAGCATTTATCCTTATAGGAGATAAAGCTAATGGTAAGAGTACTTACTTGGATATGATTAAGACTTTACTGGGTGATGATAATACCACAGCCCTTGACCTTAAAGACTTAGGAGATAGATTTAAGACGGCTGAGCTGTTTGGAAAGCTGGCTTGTATTGGTGATGATATTGGTGATGAGTTTATACCTAATCCAGCAAGCTTTAAGAAGCTTACCTCAGGAGATAGGCTGACAGTTGAGAAGAAGGGTCAAGATCCTTTTGACTTTAACTCTTATGCAAAATTATTATTTAGTGCCAATAACATACCTAGGATCAAGGATAAGTCAGGAGCTGTAATTACAAGACTTATTATCATCCCTTTTAATGCCACTTTTAGCTCAGATGACCCTGACTATGACCCATATATCAAGTATAAGCTCAGAACATCTGAAGCTATGGAGTATCTTATTCAGCTTGGTATCAAGGGCCTTAAAAGAGTATTGGAAAATCAGAAGTTTACTACTTCTAAGAAGGTTCAGAAAGAGCTGGAGGAGTATGAGGAGAACAATAACCCTATACTTATGTTCTTTAAGGAAGAACCTAAAATTGAAAATGAACCTACTAAGAACGTATATAAGAAGTATTCTGAGTTCTGCATTGCTAACAGTTTCCAAGCTATGAGCAACATAGAGTTCAGCAAACAGGTCAAGAAGCGTTATGGGATGGATATAGTAGTTAAGAGTATTAATGGTAAGCAATATCGTATCTTCATAAAGAAAGGAGATAACGAATGATTAGCGTTGATGAGGTATTTAGCATATTGGATGATTTGATAGAGGAGTGTAGCAATGGCAAACAAGAAGATAGAAGTTAATCCTGACCACATAGAAGCTATCAGGATATACTTTAAAGATGGTAATTATATAAGACTTGAGTGTGATGATGTGGAGATTAATAGGCTCATGGATGAGCTGCTAATATATGAAGGTGGATGTGTTAAGGCAAGATTCTACACCCATCAGATAGCTGGTTATTATCTTGAGGATTATATAGAGTATAGTATGGCTTGTGAGGAGGATTAAATGAGCTTAGAAGAAATTAAGAGCCTTATGCCTCACTACAATGACTGGAGAGCTAATATAGGGTTCTGGTATGGTGAAGAGTATGTTAAGAAATACTGCACTTGGAAGAGGTTCTTGGAACACATGAAGATATTAGCTGAAGTGGTAGGGTGTAATGAGGAGGTAGAAAGTGAGGATGAGGAATGAAGAAGCATTAAAAAAAGTAAGAGGATATTTAACTGATTATCTTCCATTGGAAGATGCAGATGAAATTGATGAAATAATTGAGGCTTTAGAACCATCTGTAACACCCAGTTATAACTCAATTAAAACCGAGTTAAAACCTTGTGAGGATTGTATAAGCAGAGAGGCGGTAATTGATGTAGTTAGAAAGTGGTTTGATAAGATACAACTCAATGGTGATATCTGCTTGGATGGAATTATAAGTTTGCCATCTATCACACCTCGCAACAACCTCGCAGAGTCCTCGCAGGATTGTATCAGCAGACAAGAAGCCATAAGCGCAATACAAGATAAATACTATGATAATGCAACAGGAATAGACATAGTTGATATTGTTGCACACTTGCCCTCAGTAACACCAAAGGCAGAAAGTGAGGAGATAATATGACCAAGGCAAAATTTGATAAGCGTAAATGTAAACAGTGCATTTATCATGGAAATAGGCTGGGTAGTGGTGGTATAAGTTGCAACTACTCAGGAATAACTGATAAGACTTGTCTTAAGCGTGGAGCTAAAGGAACTGTAATAGACTCCAGAGGAGAGGACTACTACAACTGTTTACTGTTTGAACCGGGAAAGAGTGCTAAGAAAGTAAGTGCTATTTATGTGGGGAAGAAGATATATGAAGGAAGAGGATAAGTTAATTTTATTTTTTGGCTGGAGTCTATTACTTATGTGCGTGATAGTGCTTATGGGTAAGGTTACTTATGAGATGGATCAGATTAATAAGAAGCTGGATAATATGGGTCATGATATAGCTAATGTAAGTTCTGATATCCACACTTTAACCACTACTGAGACTATCACAACTGAAGCCACAACTGAGCCGTCTACTGTTAGTATGAGTTTGAGGTACGAAAATATTGTACCTGAGAACGCTCAGGAGAGCCGTGAGGAGCTTTCAGAGAGTACAGTGGAACAACTGACCACTGAAAGCTCCAAAACGATTCTCGAGCCTTCTAGGACATATTTGGGTGTTTATGAACTTACAGCTTATGCTGCAACTGGTAATCCTTGCGCTAACGGTAACTATCCTACTTGTGGATACACAGTAGCCAGTAATAGTATCCCTATAGGGAGTAGGATATACATAGAGGGCTATGGTGAGTATGTGGTAGAGGATTGTGGTGCTATGCCTGACAACGTCATAGACGTATACATGGGGGATTATGATACTTGCATACAGTTTGGACGTAGATCAGCTAAAGTGTACTTAATAAATTAGTTTACATAATGTCGCTATACTATTACACTTGACACTTAATATTATATATTTATATTTTTTAGGAGCAAAAACATCGCAAATTTTCGATGTTTTTAACCTATGAATTATAGAGTAAGGAAATTAAGTGTAATCTGTCAAGGTGGGGCTTCTAGACCGCATAAAACCTAGGTTTTTACCTTGACAGATGAATTTTTTTATCTGTCAAGATGTGTCAAGTATCTGTCAACTTAGGAGGGTTATGATGAAAAATATAGATAAAATCATAGAGGACACAGTTAATAGAACTGTCCTGAAGCTTAAAGCAGCAGACTTACTCAAAGATAATAGAAAATCAGCCTCACAGAAAACAGAGGAGCTTTTAAGGAACTATCCCAGCTTCAAGCTCTCGGATCAGCCATACACTAAGAAGCTATGTGTAAAAATTGAGACAGCTCTGAAGACTATCAAGGATGACTATTACTATGAGATTATAGCCTTCTATTATTTTGAACGGATGACCAGGGAAGAGATAGCTGAACACTTTAACACCAGTGAGACTACCATAAGCAGAAACAAGAAGAGACTGGTGGATAGGCTTAGTGCTGTACTTTTTTCTGATGACCTTATCTATGACCTGTTTCTATAGTTACTCAGATTGGCACTCTCAGGAGTGCCTTTTGTGCATTATATACAATAAATAGTGTATATATTTGTACAACTTTTAGTGTATAATATAATTGACAATATACAACAAAAAGTGTATATTTATATCAGAACAAAGGAACAAACCTAAGAAAGAGAGGTAAGAAAGATGGCAGATTTTAGTTTAAACGCTTGTTACGATTCAGTAGTATTTGAGGTAGAGTTTTTAAAGGTTAATATATTTGAAGCATACGGTAGAGCTTTAGTAAGAGCTTCTCAGGACGTTTTCTATAATAAGACAATGATTAAGGCTTATGAGAAGTACATAGCTGAACATGAAATTAAATGGGATTATAAGTAGGAGGTAGGGATTATGAAAAACATTAAAGTAGAGTGGTGTGAGAATTTTATTAGAGCTTACTTCAAGAAACATAACTGTAAAGGTGTTTACACTAAGCTGATGTTTGAGGAAGCTGAAAAAGCTGGGTTATATGTAAAAGGCACTTATGGTAGTCCATTTTCAGAAGCTTTATCCAGAATCACTAAAGTAGTTGATAATTACGACATTAACGGTAATTATGCTTATTCAAGTTTTGAACTTATATAATAACTCCTGAGCCTCTTATGAGGCTCTTTTTTAGTGTAACAATAGTGTAACATCATGTATCTGTATTACACGGCCCATATTTAATATAATTATGTTAACTATTAGTCAGGAGGTATGAGCATGAAAATAGATTGGAAGAGAAAATTAACAAGCCGTAAACTTTGGCTTAGCATAGCAAATTTTGCATCAATGCTCTATGTGTACTTTGGTCATGCTGAAGCTAATGGAGAGAAGATAGCAGCTCTGATATTAGCCGGGGCTTCTATTATTGGATATGTAATAGGTGAGGGTCTTGCTGACAGTAGTAACAGCTCAGATACCTCAGACGATATGGAGGGATGAACATGAGTACAGCTGTAGCAACAGTAATAGTTGGCATATTATCACTCACAGGAACAGCTTTAGGATCTTGGGGTGGTTTAAAGCTTATGAGCTATAGAATAGAGCAGCTTGAGAAGAAAGTAGATAAGCACAATCATTTTGCTGAGAGAGTTCCAATACTTGAAGAGCAGATGAAAGTAGCTAATCACAGAATAGATGATTTAGAACATGAGTGCGGTAAGGGGGCATAAGCTATGGTAGTCATAGATATATCTGAACATCAGGGATACATAAATTACAATGAGCTTAAGAATACTGAGGTAACTGGAATAGTTATAAGAGCTGGCTTTGGTAAAGGTAATCTTGATGATAGATTTAAAAGGAATATTCAGGCTGCAATAGAAGCCGGGTTTGATAATCTGGGTGTTTACTGGTTCTCTTATGCTTATACTGTGGACATGGCTAAGCGTGAAGCTCAGTTCTGTAATGATATCATCAGTCCTTATAAAGATAAGCTTAATCTTGGAGTTTACTTTGACTGGGAATATGACTCTATGGAGTATGCAGACAAGATAGGTATAAGCTGTAATAGGGAGCTTATAACTGATATGTGTAAAGCTTTCTGTGATAGGATCACTGAGCTGGGTTATACGGCTGGTTACTACCTCAACTATGACTATGCTCAGAACTTTATAGACACCAGTAAGCTGACAGCCTATAGAAAGTGGTATGCATGGTATAACAAGACTAAACCTCAGGACTGTTATCTATGGCAATACTCAAGCCAGGGAAAACTCTTAGGGATATCAGGAAGAGTAGATATGAATGAGCTGATAGGAACTATTACACCTAGTGCAGATAACAAACCTAAGACTAATGCTGAGATAGTTAAAGAGGTCTTAGATGGTAAGTGGGGTAATGGATCAGAACGAAAGATAAGACTTAACAACGCTGGATATGACTATGAAACTATTCAGGATCTGGTTAATAAACAGTTAGGATATACAAACAGAATATATTATACGGTTAGGAGTGGTGATACTTTATCTGAGATAGCTGAGAGATATGAAACCTCAGTAGCTAAGCTGGTATCACTTAATGATATAAAGAATCCTGACCTTATCTATCCAGGAGAAGAGCTAAGAGTACAGTAGGTGTGACGTACATCTATTGTAAGTAATAAAGTAGGTGATTAAATGGCTAGACCTTCTGCTAAGAAGATAATTAAAGATAACTTAGGTAAGATAGAGAAGTGGGTAGCTTCAGGGCTGTCCATGAAAGAGATAGCTCATAACCTTGGTATCTCTGAGAGGACACTCTATAAATACAAGTCAGATGATGCAGAATTTATGCAGACTGTAAAAACTGGCAGACAGCAAGCCGTGGAAATCCTTGAGAATACTATGTTTAAGAGTGCTTGTGGGTTTACGCAGACACTGCATAAACACGAGAAATTAAAGCGCTGCACCTATAACGATGGCAAGAAACTTAAGGAGTGGGAAGAGGTAGTAGAGTATGATGAACAGGTTTATTTCAAGCCTGATATGACCGCTGCAATCTTCTTACTTAAGAACTGGAGCAACTACTTAGATAACCCTAAGCTGATGGAACTTAGGAAAGAAGAAATAGAACTACAAAAGAAGAAGATAGAACTAAGTGAGTATAGTTAATTAGAACTAAGTGAGTATTCATAATGTTTACATTAGACAACTTCTATAAGAGTAAAGAGTGGCAGAAGCTCCTCAGTGTAATAAAGCTTGAGAGAGTCAATGAGGATGGTCAGCTGATATGCTGGCATTGTGGCAAGCCTATAACAGACAAGTATGACTGCATAGGACATCATACTATCTTCTTAACTGAAGAGAATGTTAATAACACTGAGATAAGTCTTAACCCTGAGCTTATTCAGTTAACCCATCATAAGTGCCATAACATGATCCATAACAAGCTTGGATATACTAAGCGTGAGATATATTTAGTCTATGGCTGTCCTCTTAGCGGTAAGTCTACTTATGTGAATACAGTAGCTGAGCCAGGAGATTTAATTGTAGACATAAACAATATATGGTCATGTATCAGTGTAAACTCTATTCACTCAGGCAAGCTCAATGCAGTAGTATTCAAGCTCAGAGATACGCTGCTAGAGTCAGTCAA